CCAGCTCGCCAATAGTGTCAATTTCCTTGAGGATTTTTGCGAGATCTCGAGTGACCTTGTCATAATATTTCTTGGCCTCATCAAGGTGCCCTTGTGCTGTAGCAGTCATGCTCTCATGCTTATGGTCATGTAGTTCTTGTTCACATGCGTGACAGGTCTTGTTAGCCAATAAGGCGAGCTCGCGCTCGTACTTCGTGACGCTTCGCTCCGCTTGCGCTGTCGCGCTATCTAACGTAACACGTTCCTTATTTAGGCTTTTCAGCTTCGCTGACTTTTCGTCATAGGCTTTGAGCTCCGCATGCTTCGCAAGCTCAGCTTCAATATCTACGCTCTCCAACTCGATAATAGCCCTGCCCATTTTTTCAATTTCTTGTTCGTGCTGGGTATTCCAAGCACGTTGTCTAGTAATTAAACTGTCAACACTCTGCTGGATTTTGTCATTACTACGTTTAGCCGCTTCGATATCTGCTGATTCTTGAGTAACAAGATCTTTAGTTTCTTTAATTAATTCTTTAAGAGCATCTGCTTTTTCACTTAATAGTGTAATACCAAGTAGTTGCTCAATAATAGCACGTTGGTCGTTAGCCCGCATACTCAAGAACGGTTCTGTATAAGTGTTAAGTGCAACAATATGTTTGAACATATCGTGACTCATACCCAGCAAGTCATCTAAGTCCTTCTGGGTTTCACGCATGTCGCCTTGTGCATCATCTGTTTCTGCTGTTTCTTGCTCTTGGTCGTCTACAAAAAATCGCATAAGCGAAGGTTTACGGCCACGTTCAATACGATAGTTAATACCATCTTTTTCAAAACTAAGTGTAACCAACATATTTTTATTATTAATCTTGTTAATAAGATTATCTTTTTTAATGTTAGTAAGTGCATTGCCAAATAATGCAAAGCTCAAAGCATTAACAATAGTAGTTTTACCAGTGCCATTACGGCTACCGCTATCGTCCCCGCCTTGGTCTAAATTTTCACCTAGTACAAGTGTTAAATTTGTCTTACTAAAATCTACAGCCTGGGTTTGATTCCCCACACTCATAAAATTCTTAACTGTTAAATCTTTTATTTTTATCATAAACTGTTATAAATGTTCAACAACGTATTTTTGTCGTAAGTATCTGAATCAATGCTTATAATCTGATTACTAACAATTTGATCTATACTTTCAAATGATTGTATGTCAATGTTAGTATTAATTTCTACTTCTTTCTTTTCTGCTATTAATGTAAGTTCGCGGATATCATAGTCGCCGATAAACTTTTCTTTAATAAAACTTGCTTCTTCAAAACTAATATCAATATCTAGCGTAACACGAAGATGCTGTTTAGGTAATATTACTTCGTCAGCACGGTCGATTAGTTCACTTAACTTGATAGTTCTAAAGGTAGGTTGATATGGCCAGCTATGATATTCAGGAGTTCCGCCCCATTCTAATATCATCATGCCGCGCTCATCGTCCCATGCATCTGCATAGTTGTGCGGGAAAGCGTTGCCAATATAAATCATATTCTTCTGTTGCTGGCGCTTGTGGAAGTGTCCACTAAACCCAAGCTCGTAGTTCTTAAAACTACTAAGTTGTATCTCACCGTGATCCGGCATTTGTATCATAGCGTTCATAAAGAAGCTAGGTAATTCAAAATGTCCAAAGATATACTTGCCACCTTTTTTACTTACAGACCGCCACTCATCTCCAACTAGCCACGGACATAACGTGACGTCGCCAATAGTGGTAGGCTCATGTACCACAGTGACACCTGGTATATACTTGCCAAACTCTACAGAGTGTATGTCCCGTTTGTCTTTATAGTATAAATCATGATTGCCAGGAAAGAAATAGAAGTTATCAAACGCCTTACCCAACTTTTCCAAGGCCCTAAGGCTATAGTCCATCGTAGTGATATTAAGACTGTTACGATTGTGATGCCAATCGCCCATAAAAATTCCAGTATCACAACCTTCCTCCTTGGCTTTAGCAATGTACCAATCTACAAAATCTTCACAATCTTGATTGTGTACCGAGCTGTTAGATTTCAATCCAAAATGTATGTCTGTAAAACAGGCAACCTTTTTAAACAGATTACTCACTAGTTTCTTCTCCTGCACGTTTCATTGCGGCCGCATGTTCGCCAGCACCAGTACGACTATAACTTGGATTCATACCGTTCATTTCTAAAATGTCATCGCGAATATTTTGGTTTCGTTTCTCGATATTAATAACACGAACAAAGCTATTAGTAACAGCCGCAGTAAAATACGCAAAAGGATTGTCTGATTTCGATTCATCGAATTGTAGTCCTATCTGTGTTAGTTGCAAAATAGCTTGCCCTTTCATTTCGTCGTTATATGTATAGCCACGGACGTTACCCCGTGTGGCGTATCTCTCACATAATTTTAACATCATACGAGCTAAGGTGTTAGTTATTTGGCCAGCATCTTTATCAAATTTGCCTTTTTCTAAATCGCCCTTCCAATGACTTTTACCAACACAGATTAATTTTTCTGGATCTTCGTCGTCAAATTTCCAATGTTGAAACGGAGGAAAGTTAACTTTATCTCTATGGTCAGCAAGGCTCTTAGGATTCTTTTTACGTACATTGTTCAGGGGAATATGATCAAAAGTCATAATTCTGAACACTAAATCTGTCTTGGCTATTTTCTTATAATCTACTTCGCAGTCTGCTTGTTTGACTTTTTCACCTGCTTTTTTACGAGTAGCGTATGCTAAATCTCCTACTCTTTTGGCCTGATTACGTTTGGCTTCGGCTATGGTTCTGATATTGATCTTGTCTACACTTGGTAGTATTATATCATATTGGTGATATTCGGGTTTGGTAAAGCTACAGTAGCTTGATTTACTTTTGTGTATTTCTAACAACATGTCTTTGTTGTTGAGATAATTTACTTTTACTGGTGTTGTTGGTATCATCCTTAGAGTCCTCTAATGTCTAATTATAAACTACGTAGTTAATAAAGTCAAATAAATAATACACCAAAAGGGGAATATTATTATGGCAGTTACCGGCGCAAGCGGATTAGTGAATATTGGTACAAGTGTTAACAAACTAGCTGGAGCCGCAGTTGGTGCAGTTGGTGCAGTTAGCCAATTAGGATCTGCTATCCGTACAGGCGGTTTTAGCCTTGCAGATTTGCCAAGAGCAGGCGAAATTGCGGGCGACTTATATGCGGCCGTAGCGGCATTTACTGACCTTGAAGGAGAAAACGAATGGCGTGTTCGTTTAAGTTTACCTACATGGCCAAGTTTTAGAACAAGTCCGGTTTTAAAACCGTTAAGTGATGCAGGCGGTATGATTTTTCCTTATACTCCAGAAGTACAAACACAGTCTATAGCCAAGTATACAGCTCTTAATCTAGTCCATACAAATTATAACTTCCAGGCCTATCAACATAGTGAACCTGGACAGATAACTATTACAGCTCCTATGTATGTTGAAGATCAAACACAAGGACTTTACTGGATTGCGGCAATACATTATTTAAGAGCACTAACCAAAATGTTTGTTGGAAATGATCCAAAAGCTGGTAATCCTCCTCCTGTAGTTTATCTTAATGGTTACGGAAATTATGTGTTTAATAATATTCCAGTGGTTGTAACTAATTTTACAACAACACTAGCTAAAGATTGTGACTACATCAGTGTGCCAGTAGTTGGTAGTGCCGCAGGTGCAGTTCAAGGACTGACAGACGCTATTGGTGGACTTGCTGATGCATTTGGTGGATACGGAGGAATAGCAGGAATTTCTCCTAGCGATGTTTCATCATTAGCCGGCGGAATAGGTCAGGTGGCTGCACTAGGATCGTTATTTGGCATAGGCGGAGCAACACCAGGCGGAGATAGTTATGTTCCTACTAAGAGTACGTTTAGTGTAACGCTACAACCGATGTACAGTAGAAATTCTGCACAAAAATTCAGTCTTGATAGATTCGTAACAGGCGGATATTTAAACACCGGCCCAGGATATATTTAATATGGCAACATACAGCAAAACCAGTCCTTACCATACTACTCCGGTAGTTAATACATATCTTGATATTTTAAATATCAGATCAGTTAGCTCTAATACCGATGATTTTTTATACACTATCCAGCCTCAGTATACCTATCGACCAGATTTGTTAGCACACGATCTTTACGGTGATTCAAATTTATGGTGGGTGTTTATTCAACGCAATCTTGATGTGTTACAAGATCCTATTTTAGATTTTGTACCAGGAACTAAAATTTATATTTGCAAACTTAGCGAATTGTCTCCAGCGTTAGGTATATAATAATGGCAACAACTGCACAAACAGGACCAGCTGGCGGAGATGTCCTTAAGGGAATTAAAACTCTTGCCGGCGGATCATACACAGGTAAATTACCAATTCCCAATGTTTTAAGTAGATTTGCAAGTTATAATTATATTTTAGGATTGTCTTGTTTAACACCTAATGAACTTAATTTTCCAGACGAAAGTTATAAAACCGGTAAAACACCAGAATTAGGATTCATTTGTAAAACTGCAAGTATTGATACTGCAAATAGATTTAATGCAGTTGGCGGTTATAAATTAGATTTCTTTATGACAGAACTGACTATAAATGGTCAATACGGTTTTGAAAAATCATCAGGAAATACTAATAGCCTGACACTTGAATTTACAGTAGTAGAACCATTTAGTATGGGACAGTTTGTTACAGTTATGCAAGTAGCCGCATATCAAGCAGGCTATACAAACTACAATGATGCATCCTATCTGATTACTGTAGATTTTCGAGGTAACACAGAAACCGGGCAACTAGTCAATATTCCAAATACAACTAAACACATTCCATTTAAGATTACTAACATTGATATGAAGGTGACTGCATCTGGTGCGACCTATCACGTTAAAGGTTATGTAACAAACGGTGAAGCATTAAATGACACGTATGCAACAATAAAATCTGATGTGTTTATAACAGGTGAAACAGTTCAAGAAATGTTACAGTCCGGCGAAAAAAGTCTGCAAAGTATTTTAAATCGTCAATTTAAAGAACTACAAAAAGATACCGGGATAGAACCTGATCAAATTTTTATTTTATTTCCAGATGCAATAAGTTCGCAAACAAGTTTGGGTATAGCAAAAACAGCTACAATATCAACTCAATCGTCAATAAAAGAAAAATTAAAAGTATCAGAGTCGGGTAATAACGGAGTAATTAAACAGGACGGAGCAGTTAATCCTATTGGAAAAGCTCCTATGAATTTTGATATTGCTCGTAACAATAAAGAATTTCCTGAATATATAGCAACATGGGATACAGATATTAACAAGCCAAGACGTGCAGATAACAAAATAGATCCTAAAAAAGGAGCATTTCAATTTAAGCAAGGCATTAGGATAGAACAAATTATAAATGCTGTAATACAACAAAGCAGTTACCCTAAGGATGCAATGGCGCCAGGAGCAGATGATTCTGCTGGCATGCGAGCATGGTGGAGAATAGATACACAAGTATATCATACTCCTAGCAAAGCCAATAAAAGCGGAACAGGATTTACACCTAAGATAGTAGTATATAGAGTTATACCATACGGATATCACGATAGTAAAATGTTAGCGGCAGGAGCAGGAGCTCCAGGTTTAAAAGAATTAGAAAAACGTGTTGCTAAAAGATACGAATACCTGTATACCGGATTGAATACAGAAGTTTTAACATTTGATCTTACTATACGAAACGGATTTATATCAGCATTTGCATTTGATAATTTTGCAAGAAATCAAGATGCGTTTAAGCAAAATAAAACAGGATCTGTAAGCGATGCTCCAGAAAAAGATAAACGGCCTGAAATAAAAGTAGTCAACAAAGGCGACCCAGTTTTACAAGGCGGATCGGTACAAGATAGTCAAAGTCGTTATACTGCAATAAAAACTAATACTGAAGGAATGACAGGATCTCCAACTGAAAATATGTTTGTTATAGCTGGCAAGTTAATGCACGAAGCATTAACTACTCCGTACGATATGGTTAATTTAAATTTAAAAATTGTTGGGGACCCATACTATATCGCCAATAGTGGAATGGGAAATTATACTATTGCATCTACTGCCCAAAATATAACAGAAAAGGGAGATATTGATTTTCAATCTAGTGAATCGGATATAATGATTAATATCAAATCTCCAACAGACATTGCACAATCTACGGGATTGTATGATTTTAGAAAAACTCAAACGACAAATATGTTTAAAGGGTTTTATAAATTGACAAGAGTAGTTAGTACTTTTAAAGATGGTTCTTTTACACAACAGTTGTCTGGTTACAGAAGAGCAGGACAAGATGTTGGTTACAACGCAGACGGCACAAGACTCACGTCGGCTACTGAAGTTAAGAAAGACGGGAAAGCCGGATAATGCCATTAGATTCAGCAACTAAACCTCGACAGCCTGCTCCTGAAACGCCCCGACTTGCAGAAGTGATTGGGCATACTGATCCTGATTACGGCGGTGGCCTAAAAGTACGAATTTTACGAGAAGTAGGTAACAGTAATTTTTCTGGCGAAGTATTTCAAGTTAAGGCCATGATGCCATTTGCCGGGCAAACTGGTAGTGATTATGTAAACAAAAATAACAAATATGACGACACACAAAAAAGTTACGGTATGTGGTTTGTTCCACCCGATCCAGGAACACTAGTAATTGTAATTTTTATCAACGGCGACGCCGCAAGAGGTTATTGGATAGGATGTGTTCAAGATACAGGATCAAACTTCATGACACCTGGCCTAGCATCAACAGAATTTAATGTAGAAGGCGGAACGACTGACTTTGGACAAAAATTAAGAGCACCAGTAGCCGAAGTCAACAAAGTAGTAAACACAACTAATACAGATGCTCCTAAAAATTTTACACAACTTACAAAGCCTACAAATTTATTTGCTGATGTTTTAAAATTACAAGGCTTATTAATAGATGATATTAGAGGAATTACTACCAGTAGTGCTAGACGAGAAACTCCTAGCACTGTATTTGGTATCAGTACGCCAGGACCAGTAGATAGACGACCCAACGCTCCAACAGGTAAAATTGGAACAAATCCGCAACAGGTAGCTAATATTAGTAGACTTGGCGGCACTACCTTTGTAATGGATGACGGCGACGATAACTTTAGAAGAAAAGTATCGGCAGATAAAGGCCCACCTAAGTATGCTAGTGTAGAAGGCAACGAAACAGATGGCGATCCTACAATACCGCATAATGAGTTAGTACGTATAAGAACACGCACTGGCCATCAGATACTTTTACATAATAGTGAAGATTTAATTTATATTGGTAATGCTAAAGGTACTACATGGATAGAATTAACCAGTAACGGTAAGATTGATATTTTTGCTAAAGATAGTGTTAGTGTACATACTAAAGCTGACATGAATTTTTATGCTGATCGTGATATAAACATGGAAGCTGGTAGAAATGTTAATATTAAATCTACAGGAAATACCAATATAGAATCAAACAATTTTAAAATTCTGGCAAAGCAATCGGGTTTTATTACTACTACAAAAGATTTTCATCATAATGTTTTAAATGATCATTATTATAATTTAGGTGGAAATACACATACAATTAAAGCACCAAGAAAAAAAGATTTTTCTACTCCTGCGGTTTTAAGAGTTCCTGAAATAAATGCGATCCCAGCAACACTAGTAACTCCTCTTAAAACATTCAGCAATATCTATTCAAGTCAAGCAGACAATGTGACTAGTATAATGAAACGTGTACCAAATGTTGAACCTTGGACTCAGCATGAAAATTTAGATCCGTTAGCAATGACAACTGAAAAATCTGATAGAGAAGTTGCGACTCCGATAACTTTTACTAACGGAACAACAACGTACCCTGACTATTATTTGCATTATACTACGGCAACTGATACGTTTAAGTTTATTGAAAGAAAAAAACAAGAGCCAAAAGCATAAGGAATAATTATGTCAACATCATTATATAACAAAACAACAATAACTGGAGCGGGAACACCATTAGTACCAGTTACTAGAAAATACAGGGGGTTTAGTACTGTTAACAAGAATAGTAAAAATTTTGCCTTGTATGATTTTGAATTAATCAAACAAGATTTATTAAACAGCTTTTATGTAAGACAAGGTGAAAAATTAATGGATCCAGAATACGGATGTGTCATCTGGGACCTGTTGTTTGAACCATTGACAGCACAGGTCAAGGACTTATTATTACAAAATATAAACGCTATAGTAAATGCAGATCCAAGAGTACAGGCGAGTAATGTTGTTATTACACAATACGAAACTGGATTACAACTAGAAATGACTTTGACATACGTAGCTTATAATCTAAGCGAAAATCTAAGGATACATTTTGATCAAAAGGTAGGATTACTTGCCTCATCTTTGAAGCAGTAATTAACTACGCACTTAATTTTATTCAATAAATACTGCTACTAGGAAAAATCATGAGTTCAACCATAAGACAAAATAATCTTTTATTATCAGAAGACTGGAAAAAAATCTATCAGACATTTACCAATGCTGATTTTACCAGCTATGATTTTGAAAATTTACGTCGAACCATGATAGATTATATCCGTACTAATTTTCCTGAAGATTTTAATGATTACATAGAGTCCAGTGAGTATTTGGCGTTGATTGACCTAATAGCATTTGTTGGACAAAGTATTGCTTTCCGTGTAGATTTAAATGCTAGAGAAAATTTTATTGAAACAGCTGAACGTCGTAGCAGTTTATTAAATCTATCACAGCTAGTTAGTTATGTTCCTAGTAGAAGTACAAGTGCTAGCGGATTATTAAAATTTGGAACTGTTACGACAACAGAAAATGTTACAGACAGTAACGGCAGAAACTTATCTGGGCAAACTATTGCATGGAATGATTCCAGTAATAGTAACTGGTATGATCAATTTATTAAAGTATTAAATGCGGCATTACCGCAAACACAACAGTTTGGCAATCCAAGCGACTCTGCAACAATTTATAATATACCAACAGCTCAATATAGATTCAATGCTACAAATACAAATATACCAGTTTATAGTTTTTCAGCAAATGTCGCCGGTCGCGGAATGACTTTTGAAATAGTTAGTACTACTTTTACCGGACAAGATTACATATACGAAGAAACACCAAAAGCAGGCAACAGTATTGCATGTGTATATCAAGATGATGGTTACGGTGCAGGTAGTCCTACCACTGGATTCTTTTTTAGATTTGTTCAAGGAACTTTAAATCAAGGAACTTTTACAATTACAAACCCTACCACTAATGAAGTTGTTAATATTGATACTCAAAATATTAACGATGCTGATGTATGGCTATGGCAATTAAATCAACAAAGTCTGGAAGATGTGTTATGGACAAAAGTTCCTGCCCTAACAGGCAATAATATTATCTATAATAATTTAAATCAAAATATAAACACTGTGTATAGTGTTACAACTCGAGTAAACGATGCGATTTCTTTAAACTTTGCAGACGGTATATTTGGTAAAATACCTTTAGGATCTTTTAAAACATTATATAGAGTTTCTAATAATTTGTCTTATGTTGTTAATCCTACAGATATCAATAACATTTCTATAACTATTCCTTATCTTAGTGCTACTGGTGGAAATGAAACACTAGTAATTACATTATCACTAGCCACTTCAGCAACTAACGCAAGCTCTTCGGAAACTAATGCAAGTATTAAACAAAATGCTCCTCAAACTTATTATACACAAAATCGTATGATAACAGGCGAGGATTACAATATTAGTCCGTTAAGTGCAAGTTTACAAGTAGCAAAAGTTAAAGCAATTAACAGAACATCAAGTGGTATTAGTAGATACTTTGACTTAACCGACCCAACAGGAAAATATTCTAGCACCAATCTATTTGCTGATGATGGTGTTATCTATCAGCAAGATTACACATCAGGTACAACTTTTACCTATTTGACAACAACTGATATTCAAGGTGTTATTGACAATATTGTCACTCCTATTTTAGAAGATCCTAATCTTAGAAACTTCTTTTATAAAAATTTTATAAGCTATATTACAACTAGTTTAAATGTTGCATGGTACAATGTAACAACAGACAGCAATAGTAGTACTGGATACATAGGAGGCACTATTGGAGCAACACCATATCCAGTTGGTTCTTATACACTAACAGATTTATTATATGTTACAACGGGTGCTTTGGTTAAATTTGTAGCACCTACAGGATATTATTTTAACACTATAAGAAACAATGAATTAACAGCATACACTGGAACTGTTCCTGTAAATGGTGCTTCTTATCTATGGGCAAGCATTGTATTGATTACCGGTGACGGCACTGCTTCTGGTACTGGTAAGTTGTCTACAGGGTTTGGACCGATAATTTTAAGCAAGTCTATTCCTAATCTTGTGACAAAAACAGGAGTGATTGCGCCAATAGTAACACAAATTGTTCCACAATTTTCAACAACGTTAACATCTAGTGTAAAAGCGCAGATGATTGATTTAATATCTGCCAACAGCGCATTTGGATTAAGATACGATGCACCAACACAAAGCTGGCAAATAATTTATTCAAGCAATATTAATTCGTCTGGCACCTTTAGTTTAAACTATCAAGGAAATACTGCCAACACACAATTAGACTCTAGTTGGTTTTTATTGTTTACCACAAATACACAAACATATACTATTACACAGCGATCAACACGCTACATTTTTGAAAGCGATAAAGAAGTTATATTCTATTTTGATACTACTAATCGTATCTATGATAAAGTGTCTAGTAAAACCATCGTTGATTATATTAAAATCTTAAATGTTAATACACAGCCTGGGCTTACTAGTAATTTTACTACAGATTTACAATGGGAAATTGTATCAGAGTATGTTGGTAACGATGGATATATCGATCCTAAAAAAATTGTAATTACTTTTGCAGATCCTCAAAATACTGGTGTAGTAGAGAACCCACAATTATTTTTAGATTTTGTAGCTCCTACAACAGCTCCTCTTGAAAACAAATTTATTGTACAGAAAAAATATACTATATCAGTAGGCCAAGAGGACTATCGTTATGTTTACAATAATCCTGCAACTGGCCCAGTCATCATTTTAGCCACCGAAGGGTTATTATACCCTCTTACTAAATGGAATGACGGTCAGTATTTTTACTTTATAGATACTCAAACTGTTGTTCAGTATTTTGCATCTACCGGATCCTATAGCCCGACTTTAGATTATAGAGTTTATTCAGGTAGGGACAAAATTAGATTCCAATACACACATAGTGCTGATTATAATTCAAGAATTGATCCAGGTGCTAGTAACATTATAGATATCTATGTATTGACCAACAATTACGATACTGCATATCGTCAATGGGTAGTAGCTGGCGGCACAGGAACAGAGCCGTTACCTCCAAGTTCTGATGAATTGAATAATTTACTATCTGGTAAATTAGATCTTATAAAATCAATAAGCGACGAAGTGATATATCATCCTGTAAATTATGTACTGTTGTTTGGTAAGCAAGCTGATCCTAGCTTACAAGCAACATTTGAAGTAATGATTAATCCTAGCTCTACAGTAAGCAATGCTAATGTACAAGCAAGAATACTAACTGCAATAAACCAATTTTTTGCTTTAGAAAATTGGAATTTTGGAGATACTTTTTATTTTACTGAGTTATCAACTTATGTAATGCAACAATTATCACCCGATATAATTAGTTTAGTGATTGTTCCAAATCAAACAGGTCAGTATTTTGGTAGTTTATTTGAAATCAAATGTCCAAGTAATGGAATATTCTTGAGTTGTGCTACTACTAACGACATAGTAGTTGTAGCAGGACTGACAAACACTAATTTAAAAACAGTCACAGGCACTGGACTAGCATCATTAGTTACTAGTCAGCAGATTACCAGCGCAAACTACGGAGCAAATAGTTAATGGCTAACGAAAATAATCCAACTGGTAAAGCCAGCCTTGGTATAAATTTCCTACCAGATTTTTATCAAACCCCTGCCAACAAAAAGTTTTTACAATCTACGATTGATCAACTGTATCAGCCTGGCACATTAACTAAAACTAGTGGTTTCATAGGAAGAAAAAATGCTAAAGCTGCCAAAGGTTCCGATGTGTATGTTAAATCTGCAAACACTACACGTCAAAACTATCAATTAGAGCCTAGCCTTACAGTCAAAGACTCGTTAGGTAATACAACATTTTTTAAAGATTATCAAGATTATATTAACCAACTAGGTGTATTTGGTGCAAATACAACAAGACACGACAGACTTAATAAACAAGAATTTTATTCTTGGGATCCGCACATTGACTGGGACAAGTTTGTTAATTTTCAAAACTATTATTGGTTACCGTACGGTCCTGATCCTATAAACATCTACGGCCAACCTATTAATGTAGAAAGTACATATACTGTTAATGTAGAATCAACAGGAAACTCTAATCAATATGTGTTTACCCCTGACGGGTTTGCACCTAACCCAATACTAAAACTTTACAGAGGTCAAACTTATACTTTTGAAATTTCTAGTGAAGGAAATCCTTTTAGTATCAAGACTGCCCGTAGTATTGGAATTACTAATAGATATATAACGTCCGATATAAGCGAATATGCTATTGAATCAGGTGTGCTTGTGTTTACTGTTCCTGCAGATGCGCCTTCTATTTTATTTTATCAAAGTGAAACAGACATAAACTTAGGCGGTGCAATTGAAATTCACGATATTACAGATGCAAGTATATTAGATGTAGAAAAAGATTTATTAGGTAAAAAAAGTTATTCCTTATCTGACGGGACACTTCTTAGTAATGGAATGAAATTAAAATTCAACGGTAATGTATTTCCAACTAGTTATGCTAAAGGACTATATTATGTTGAGGGTGTTGGTGTGGCTATTAAATTAGTAGCAGAAAAAACTTTAGAAATAGTAAGTCCTTACACAACAAGTCAAAATATATTGTTTGATGATACTCCGTTTGACCAATATCCTTTTGACGATGCCGCCGGGTTTAGTTCTCTTAAAGATTATGTAGTAATTAATCGTGCTAGCCAAGATCATAATCCGTGGAGTAGATACAATCGTTGGTTCCATAAAGATGTTATTAATGCCAGTGCAATGTATAATGGTACAACAGCTAGTTTAGATCAAACAGCACGAGCTAATAGACCAATAATTGAATTTGAAGCAGATTTAAAATTATATAACTTAGGTACAACAGCTATTGCTGATACAGACTTAATAGATGATTTTACAACCGATGTGTTTTCGTTAATAGAAGGCTCTCGAGGTTATAATGTTGATGGTGTTGCACTAGCACCGGGATACCGTGTATTATTTACAGCTGACCTAGACCCGTTAGTCAATGGAAAAGTATTTGAAGTGAGTTTTATTAATATCAGCGGGTACGGGCAAATACACTTGACTGAAGTTTCCAGCCCTGTATTAAATCAAAATACAATTATTTTAAAAGGATTACAGAACCAAAGTTCCACGTATTGGTATAACGGTACTAAGTGGGTAAAAGGTCAACAGAAAACAAATACTAATCAAGCACCTTTATTTGATATTGTTGATAGTAACGGTGTTAGCTATTCAGACACAACGGTATATGACGGGTCGACTTTTAAAGGAACAAGTGTGTTCTGTTATAAAGTTTCATCTACCGGTTCTAAAGATACTGTATTAGGATTTCCTTTAAGTTATCAAAATGTAAACAATATTGGTGATATTGTTTTTAGTTTTAATCTAGCATCCGATACCTTTCAATATAAGATAAAAACTAATACTATTACAAAAAGTATATCATCAGGTTATCTGTTAGGAAAAGACTACGCAGGAAATGACCGTTATCTTAATGGTTGGCAAATTTCTAAAGCAACGGCCGTACAAGCAGGTGTTAGAATTTACAAAGATTCTAACCAGACCAATAATTTCAATATTGATATATTTGACGATATCAATAATTTGTCAGATCTAGTTGTAAAAGTCTACATCAACGGTGTTTACATACAACCAGTGAACTACAATATTGTCAATAGCTCTGTATATAAATCTATTGTATTATTGAAAGATATATCTCTAACAGATATCTTAACAATCAAGGTATACTCAACACAGACAATTAACTCAAATGGTTATTATGAGATACCTTTAAATTTACAAAATAATCCACTAAATGATTCTATGCTAGATTTTACATTAGGTGAAGTTAGTGATCATGTGGAATCTATTATTGAAAATATTTCTACTTTTGTAGGAGTGTTTCCAGGTGCTAGTAATCTAAGAGATTTAGGAAATATTACACAGTACGGAACAAAGTTTGTACAGCATAGTGGACCGGCTAGCCTTAGCCAGTATCATATAACATCCGAATCTCATAATATTATTAAAGCTATTGAACATAGTAGAAATGACTACGGCAGTTTTAAACGTAATTTTATAGAAATAGCCGGATCATTAGGATTAAACACAGATACAATTACCCATGTTGATCTGGTTCTTCAAAAATTAAATGCAAACAAGCCTAAAACTGCACCGTACTATTTCAGCGATATGGTGCCATATGGCGCAAGTGTAGTAACAGATTTAACTGTAGTTGATTATAGAATTAAAAACTATCCGCTATCAGCAGTATTTTCCTTAGACTCGCTATCTAACAAAGCAGTAGGTATATACCATACAGTTACATCAACTAGTAAAAAGACTCAGTTAGTCTACGGCAGAGACTATACATTTAATAATCAAGGTTACATTAATATACAATCTTCAGTTGTGTTGTCTACAGGAGATATTATTACAACTATAGAGTATGACAATACTGATGGCTGCTATGTTCCTGAAACACCAACAAAATTAGGCTTATGGCCAAAATTTGTTCCTCAGATTTATACAGATACTACGCTAATTACTCCTTTACAAATAATACAAGGGCATGACGGAAGCCATGTATTAGCTTATGGCGATTATAGAGATGATTTGTTATTAGAATTAGAAACAAGAATCTATAATAATATTAAAGTTACATATGATGCTAGTATCTTTGATGTTAATGATATCGTTCCGTCATATAATCGCCCTCAAGATTATACACTAGAAGAATTCAATCAAGTACTAGCTCCTTATTTCTATCAATGGGCCGGACTAGTTGGCGTGGATTTTTCACAACATATTTCTTTTGATAGAACAAATAGTTTTACCTATAATTATTCTAGTAATAAGTCACCAGCACAAACAACTATACCGGCATATTGGAGAGGAATTTATCGATATATTTTAGACACTGACCGTCCAAATATTTGTCCTTGGGAAATGCTAGGGTTTAGTATAGAGCCAAGTTGGTGGACTCAAGTATACGGCCCTGCACCTTATACTAGTGACAATTTAATTTTATGGACCGATCTTGCAAATGGTCTAGTACGCAATCCAAATGTGCCGCCATACACTCTTGCAAAATATAAAAAGCCATTTTTATTAAAGCATATTCCTGTTGACAGCTCGGGCAATCTAATAAGCCCGTTGGTATCGGGACTAGCACAAGGCACAATTACACAAAATATTGATAATAATTTTGTATTTGGTGATGTTGGTCCTGTTGAAGCCGCGTGGAGAAGAAGCAGTTATTATCCATTTAGCGTATTACTTGCAAGTATGTTACTAACACCTGCAAAAACTTTTGGAGTTTTGTTAGATCGATCACGTATTGTGCGTAATAGCGCAGGGCAACTAGTTTATAAAGATACTAATTTAAGAATTCGACCTGCCGATGTAGTAGTTCCTAATATCTATGCAACATCAACTCGTGTACAAACTGCAGGTATTATTAATTATGTAGTAAATTTAATTACAAATATTATTTTTAGTAACAACCTAGATAGTTATAACGCCTATAAAACTGACTTACAAAATTTAACACCTCGTCTTAGCTATCGACTAAGTGCGTTCACAAACAAAAGCCAGTTTAATTTACTATTAGAATCTAAAACTCCTTTAGCAACAGGTAATGTGTTTATACCAACCGAGAGTTATAGTGTATTTTTAAATAGTTCAAGTCCGGTAACAAAATTAACTTATAGCGGAGTAGTACTTACTAAGTTGTCAACAGGATTTGAAATCAAAGGTTACAGCAATTCGCAACCTTATTTCAAATATTATAGTTATTTTGGCACAGGAACAGCAGTAAATGTTGGCGGCATTAGCGATAGTTATGTAGACTGGACTCCTAATCAACAATATATTTCTGGACAAATTGTAAAATATGCAACTAATTTCTATATTGCAAAAATAGCTATTACAGCCGGCGCCTCATTCCAAGCTAACAACTTTACAAAACTTGATAGTTTACCAATAGTCGGGGGAGCAAATGCTTATTTTAGAACACATTGGGATAAAGATACAGAGTTAACAGCACCTTATGGCACTGTATTCACAACAATTCAAGAAGTTGTCGATTTCCTTTTAGGATACGAACAATGGCTAATTGATCAAGGATTTGTATTTGAAGAATTTAATAATAATTTAGCTGTAGTTGCTAATTGGCAAACTAGTGCTAAAGAATTTATGTTTTGGACCACACAAAACTGGTCTACAGGACAACAATACTGGAGCGACTGGTTGCCAAGCCAACCATACACATACGGAACTATAGTTCGTCACGACGGGTCTTATTACAGCGCCGCTTTTAATCTTCCTGTTAATCCTGTATTCGATGCAACACAATGGACATTATTAGCAGGCCTAACAAATATTGGCGGCAGTGTCATAAGTTTAAGCCCAGCGGCAAACGGTGTGTCTTTTAAAACTAATCTTACAGTTGTAGATGATATTACTAATATTTTTAACAACTACGAATTTTTTAAAGTCGATGGTTCTACAATTAAACCTACAGAACTAGATTCCTATAGAAATGGTAATATTGTTACTTACAGCCCACGGACCACCGACGGTATCTATGGTGCTACATTTTATTTGATACAGAATGAACATGTAATCATTATAGATAATATTGATATATTCAATGATGTTATCTATAGCCCAACTAGCGGTTATCGTAGAGATCGTATTAAAGTTTCTGGTTATATTACTAATGATTGGTATGGCGGATTAGATATTCCAGGATTTATATTTGATTCTGCAAAAATAGCCAGCTGGCAACCGTACACTGATTATAGTTTAGGAGATATTGTTTATTATCAAGGAAACTATTATAGTGCAACTGCTGGACTAGCTGGGTCTGTTTCTTTTGTACCTTCGTATTGGAATAAACTTACTAAAGCACCAACTTCTGAATTACTTCCAAACTGGACAAATTCTGCAACACAGTTTGTAGATTTTTATAGTTTAAATGTAGATAATTTTAATCCTCAACATCAACAATTTGCACAGCATTTAATTGGGTATCAATCAAGACAATATTTACATAACATAATTCAAGACCCAGTAAGTGAATTTAAATTCTATCAAGGAATGATTCGTGAAAAAGGAACAAAAAATGTTTTGAATCATTTATTTGGGGTATTGAATACAGACAAAGTAGATAGTCTTACATTCTATGAAGAATGGGCGTTGCGTGTTGGGCGTTACGGCGCAAGCGATGCTTTTGAAGATATTGAAATTGTGCTAGATGAAACATTATTTAAAAATAATCCTCAAGGTTATGCGTTAGTAGAAAGAAAGAATAACAATATTAGTAGTTTTGTTATACAGCAAACACCAAACGACATCTATGTTAAACCACTAGGTTATAATTCATTACCGTTTCCTACATCTACTAATTTAACTCCGTTATTAAGAAATTCTGGATACGTAAACCCAGCCGATGTTAAATTTAGTTTAAAATCTATTTCTGATATTGTCAATGTCGATATTGCAGAATTGTCAGAAGGTCAGTATGTATGGTGTTCGTTTGAAGGTGCTAGCTGGAATATTTACAGATTTACAGATTTGTTAATCCGAGCTAGCGGTGTTGCATACGATAACGGTGTATTAACAATTACTACACAAAGTATAGTACCGTTGACTGCCGGATCGTATATTGGGTTAAGTCTTGCTAGTGTTGGCTCTGCACCTTTAGACCCTATCAATGGATTTTATCAAATAGCATCAGTTACTTTAAATTCTTTTACAATTAAGACAACAAAAGCAATCACTTCCCCGTTTACAAAAACTAATCAGCTTGTTATATTTGCATTAGTATCTCGTAAGATTGATAATATTAATGTTTTAGATTCGTTACCTCTTGCTCATACATTGACGGGCGATCTAGTATGGACCGATGACGACGGCTCTGGATCTTGGGCAGTTTGGAAATATGCACCGGTTTACAAGAAAAAAACATTAACAAACCTTAATCCTCAGAGCGGATTGGCAAACGGATCTTCGATTGCAATGAATGCTCAAGGTACTATACTAGCAGTTGGTAATAGTCAAGGTTATATAACTATATACGATAAAGTTGGATCTTCTGTAGGATTTACTCAACGAGCTACTCTTACTACACCGTTTCTTGCATTTAATGATACAGTAAACCCAGGTAGAAATGTAAAGCTATCTCAAGTAGGTACAGTTTTATCTTTAAGTCCAGATGCTACATGGTTAGTTGCCGCCAGCCCGTCAGTAGGATATATTTCTACAACGTTTAAAGGAACATATTCTAGTACAGTAGCATACCCTATTAACTCAATAGTGTCTGTAACAACTGGCAGTAACATAACTTATTGGCAAGCTGTATCAGCGGTGCCGGCTAATAACATACCGTCTATTAATTCAATTTACTGGGAATCAATGCCTTATATTCCAGTAAGTCAAGCAACTGGTGCTAATTCTACATTAGCATCTCAGGGAGTTATAAGTTTATATAAAAAATCTTCAAATAATGATTATATTTTTATTGATTCAATAATAAGTCCAATACCTACCGCTAACGAACGATTTGGCACCAGTGTCGTGTTTGGCTCAAATGCGATGTATGTTGGAGCCCCAGGATTTAATAATGGCATTGGTCGAGTATATAAATTCAAATATACAACAGTATCATATGCTAGTACTGTATACAATCCTAACGGAAGTTTTAAAAATGTTGTAGCAGTTGCATCGACATCTGGCATACGTGCTGGTATGACTATTAATGGTACAGGTTTTACTAGCGGACAACTAGTTGATGCATTATTGATTAAGGTTAGACTGGCCGTAAACTCGGCAGGTAATACAGTTAGTATTAATAACCCAGCACTAAGTCCTACTAACTTGTCAGTAGGAATGACTGTAACTGGCCCAGGAATTTTATCAGCAGCCAATATATATTCGCTAGGAGCTGAGCAAGTAAATGTTAACGGAGTTTATAAATCTTATAATTATGTTATTATATCTAGTCTGCAAGATGTAGATGCATCTATATTAACACAGCTAACATTCAACAGTGATAATAATTTAACATTCTCAGTTTTAGTTCTTAACTTTACGCCATCAATAGTTAATTTAAATACATTGTTACTAAATGAACCACCCGATAGTACTCCTAGCGGCACATTAACTTTTACCGAAACTACGTGGGCTTATGATTTTACATTTAATTTCATAGGAACATCTACAAACACTATTGGTTATACTCTGGCAACCAGTACTGACGGAACTTTCCTAGCTGTTAGTTCTATTGGTAAAACTGTAAATGTATACAAGGATAATTTACTAGTACAGTCTTTAAATGCTCCACAGAGAGTATCAACTCAAAGCTCTGCAACATCTTGGGGACAATCTGTATCGTTTAGCAATGACGGCACATACCTTGCAATAGCAGATCCAATCGCTCCGTTAGGCACATTATACGAAGGGTTAGTAAAATTATATCAGTATAGTGCTAGTAACAATACGTATTCTTATCTATCAACACTAACAAATCACAATCCTCAACAAAACGGACAATTTGGAAGTGTTATATCCTTCATGAACGACTATAAGACTATAGTTGTTTATAGTAAGAACGGTGACACATCAACTATTAGAAATTTTGATAACGGAACAACTACATTTGATAAACAGTCTACAAACTTTACAGAAACAGAATCTCGTGCCGGCAGAGTAGATATCTATGACATTTATAATAGTATTTGGGTGTTTAGTGAGTCGTTGCCAACAACAAATTTACCTACAGACTTATACGGAGTTGGAGTTACTGTAGGATCAAATAATGTAGTCGTTAGTGCGCCTGGAGCATTAGATGGTAATTTGTTGTCGGGACAGATTTATAGCTATAACAAGCAACCAACTACGTATGCATGGTCAATATCTCGCCGTCAAAATACGTCCGCCGATGTTAGTAAAATTAAAAAAGCCTTTATATACGATAAAAAATTAGAAACTTTGACAACATATCTCGATGTCATTGATCCCTTGCAAGGAAAAATAGCAGGCCCAGCAGAAGAAGAGTTATCATTTAAAACTTATTATGACCCTGCTACATATAGTTATAGTGTTGCATCTGATGCTACAAGTGATGCTATCAGTTATTGGGATTCTCCGCAAGTAGGAAAATTATGGTGGGATTTAAGAACTTGTAAATTCCAAGAAAATCGTTTTGACGATTTTAACTATAGAAATAATACATGGAACACACTTGCAACCGGCGCTTCGGTAGATATTTACGAATGGGTCGAAAGCACATTAAAACCTAGTAGTTGGGATGCAATAGCAGATACACCAAACGGATTAACAAAAGGTATAAGCGGCAAGAGTTTATACGGCGATACTGCGTATAGTATATTAGAAAAATACGATACTACAAGTAAAATTTTCAATAACTTATACTACTTCTGGGTAAAGAATAAAAAAATAATACCAAACGTACAAGGTCGGTATATGGCGGCAAACGATGTAGCCATGCTCATTTCAAGCCCTCGCGAGCAGGGATATGCCTGTTTAGCAATTACAGGTGTTGATTCGTTTAGTCTTATAAATTGTGCCAAATATCTAAAAGATTTAGATCGAGTACTAGCTATAGAATACTGGACTACTGAAAAAACAGACCAACCAATCCATAGTCAATGGAGTTTAATTAGTAACGATGCGATTGTAGATCTTCCTCCTACGATTGAAGAAAAATGGATTGATAGTTTGTGCGGTGTTGATACAAATGGCAGAGCCGTACCGGACCCAGTATTACCAACAAAACTTCGTTACGGAATTGAAAATCGTCCTCGTCAAAGTATGTTTATCAACAGAATAGAGGCATTAAAAGAATTTATAGAACGTGTAAATCGTGTTTTAATTACTCAACAGATAGTCGAATCTAGAAATATACACAATTTAGAGTTAAAAGATCCAACCCCAACAACTCTAAGCGGACTTTATGATAGATCCTATGATACCTATTTAGATTTTACAACTAATCAAGGTGCAGTATCATTCACATTACCAGTTCTTAAACCAGTAATTGTAAACGGTAGAATTAAATCTGTTACTATAACTAGTGCAGGTAAGGGTTATATAATTGCTCCAACAATATCTGTAGTAGGATCGGGAGAAAATGCTATTGTATCTTGTAAAATTAATACAGCAGGACAAGTTACATCGGTTAGTATTCAAAACGAAGGTTATGGATATGATAGCACCACTCAGTTAGTTGTAAGAAACTTTTCTGTTCTTGTAAAAAGTGATTCTACTAATGATAATCTTTGGGGTATTTACGGATTTAATTCTATTGACAAAGTGTGGAGTAAGACACTTACACAATCTTATGATGTAAACAATTACTGGAGTAAAGTTGATTGGTACCAAACAGGATTTAGTCAATACAGTGCCGCCGATTTTGCAGTGCCTACACTTGCTGACCTTACAACAATAAAAGTTTCAGTAGGACAACTTGTAAAAGTCTTAACTGCCAATTCAGGAGGCTGGCTATTATTAGAAAAATATGCAGATTCTAATTCAGTTGATTATATACAGTCTTATCGAACTGTTGGTATTCAGGAAGGTACAATACAGTTCTCGACAAAATTATATAGACTGCAAAATACAAATGTAGGATATGATTCTAATGTATTTGATAACGGCGATTTTGATGTTCAAGCAGTTACAGAACTTAGAATAATATTGAATACTATTAAAAATAATATTTTAATAGGTGACCTTAAACAGGAATATTTAAATTTATTCTTGGCCAGTGTTCACTATGTGCATTCAGAACAATTATATGTTGATTGGATTTTTAAAACTAGTTTTGTTCGTGCAACGCATAATGTTGGACAACTAGATCAACCTGTAAATTACCCTGTAGATAATTTAATTAATTTTGAAGACTATGTAGCAGAAGTTAAACCATATAGAACAAAGGTTAGACAATATATTAGTCAATATTCAAATTCATTACTACCTGACCTTAATGCCAGCGCCGTCACAGATTTTGATTTGCAGTCAAGTCCGTACGAGGTATTAACATCGTATCCATGGAAATTTTGGAATGATAATCACGGGTATAAAATTCTTGATATCAAAGTAACTAGTGGCGGAAGTGGCTATGTGATTCCTCCGCAAGTAATAATAGATGCACCTACAGGACCGTCTTCTAAACAGGCAAAAGCTGTAGCATTTATACGAAATGGAAAAATTACCAGTATCAGTGTAACTGTACACGGAGCCGGATATGTAGTTACTCCTACAATTATTCTTGACGGTGGACTTAACATTGGCGGTACACCTGGTACGGCTGTTGCTATTCTAGGCGACAGTGTTGTTAGATCTACTAAAACAGAATTGCGTTTTGATAGAGTTGATCAAAATTATTATATGATTGATTTGTCAGCTACTGATACATTTACCGGTACAGCAAGTCTAGTACAGTTTGTTTTAACATGGGCACCTGATATTAGAATTGGCAAAACTACAGTTTTAATCAATAATGTTCCTGTACTTCGAGAGTTGTACACACTAGCAATTACTACTGACAAATCTCTTGGCTATACAAAATATGCCGGAAAGATTACATTTAAAACAGCGCCACCTAAAAATGCATCTGTAGTTGTCAAATATTATAAAGACATAACAATTCTCAATGCCGCAGACAGAATACAATATAGTTATAATCCTACAGTAGGACAGTTAGGCAAGGATCTTACACAACTAATGACTGGAATGGATTACGGCGGTGTAACAGTTAGCGGATTAGGATTTGATGTTGGTAACGGATGGGGAGTTAACGGATACTGGACTGATAAGTGGGATTCAAGGGATCCAACATTTACAGATTACATAGTACAAGTAAATGCGAATACAACGGTATTTACATTACCATATATTCCTCCAACAGGAACAAAAATTAATGTTTACTGGAAAAAACTAGCAAATATTACGTATACATCCAATGGCACTACTTTAAAATATCTTGTTGATAATTCTATAACAGATCAACAAGTATCTATAGTTACAACTGCTAATACTGTAGCTAGGACTGCTAATTATGTTGCTGCCGGTAGCGGAGGCTTTACAGTAAAAGTTAATAGCACTGCTAATTTGTTGGCAGGAATGTATATTTCTGGATTGGGATTCTTGTCTAGACAATACATTATCAGAGTTGTAGACAGTACTACACTAACAGTTAGTGCTATACCAGATACTACTAGTTTGCAACGTGCTTATGTTTCTAATGGAAGTTCTGGCACTACTATTGTTGTTAACACTACAAGAAAGTTAGTAGTTGGTATGCTAGTGTCTGGTGTAGGAATAACACAAGGTCAGCGTATAGCTAATATTATAGATTCTACGCAATTAGTTCTAACATCAATTCCAGATGGTGTACTAACAGATACAGAATTATTAACATTTAGTTCTTTACCAACTAACGGTTCGCCATTGACTTTTAGTAATATTGCCGGAACTAGTACTTTAAATCTCAATTCAGTTGCTGGTATTAAAAAAGGTAGTATTGTTACTAACTCTTTAATTTCTGCAACATCAATGGTTATAGGGACAAAATATACAATACAATCGCTTGGAACAACAGATTTTACACTAGTTGGAGCAACTAGTAACTTGCTAGGTTTAACATTTATAGCAACTGGTGTCGGTACTGGTACAGGTAGTCTAGCTACTGCTAGTGTATTTGCATATAACACTGTAGTTACACATGTCGATACATTGACTAGCACAGTTACTTTAAATAATATTGTATTTGCTAATATTCTTGCCGGAACACAGTTAACATTTATACAGGCATTAACTGAGTTGATAGATGTAGCTTATAGTTCTGGATATATAACACTTCAGCAAGCATATACTGCCGGGTCTAAAATACAAATATCAGGATTCTATCCAAGTGTTAGACTAGATGCGTTAGACTTTGACGGATCTACATCGGCAACAAACCCTACTGCTATTATACCAACTCCGATCGTTGGATCATCAATTTATACACCAACAGTAATTGAAGGCGGTGCAAATGGTGCAACTTCTATTGTTGTAACAGTTGTAGACGATGGCGGCGGTGCCGCAACGGCAAGTCGAGTAGTTATTGACGGTAATCAGATAGATACGAATATTATAAATGTTATTGAATTACCTCCTACCTTTGTAGTAAGTACCGGCGACGAATTTATTTTACGTCAAAGTACAAGTGACGGTAGTATTGCTCCAGCAGATAACGATTATGATACATTAATATCTGGAGGCGATCTTGCCTATGCAACTGCAAAAGGTATCCTAGCAGACGATATTATTATAGACGGTGACGGCTTAGTGACACCAACATCGAGCCCAGCTCCAGAAGAAGTAGTTCCTGGACAGGTAGTAGATACCGTTGCTATTAAAGTATTTGATCAAGCGGCATCCGGATCTGCTAACATCAAGGTAGTGACCTACACAGGCGACGGCAACACACGAACATTTGCTATTGGCCAAACTCCAAATAGTCAACGAGCTGTTATTGTTCGCTTTGGTTCTACAATACTAACTTATAATACTGATTATCTAATTGATTATAGAAATAACAATATTATTTTTATTAAGAAAACAGATCCTATAACATTGGTGGTTACAGATAAAACTCCTAGTGCAGGACAGAATATTATTATTTCTAGTATAGGATTCAATGGTAGTAATGTATTAGATATTGATTACTTTATTGGGGACGGTACTACTAAAGAATTTATAACTAGTGCAAAATTTAATAACTCAGTAACAGCATTGATATATGTCGACGGTGTGGCTAACAATGCATTTATATTCCAAACTGATACAACATACTTGCAAAGTAACCAAATTGGTTTAAGATTTACAGACGCACCCGCAGTAGGCGCACTTATAAATTATGTTATAGTTTCAGGTAACCAACAAACATTTGCTGTTACAACAACTGAAAAAGTCAATATAGCTAAACTTGTGACGGCACAAGATGGATCTGCATCTTACAAATTAACTTATCCAATTGGTAATTCGTTACCAAACGAAGGTAATATGATTGTTCGTGTAGGATCTAGTATATTACAAGGGCCAATCAACAGTTATTTTACTATAGGTAAGAATAAATTAACCTATACAGTTGATCCAACAAAAGCCATACCAAATAGTGTACCTGCGGCTAATGTATTAGTGTATGCAAACGGATATAAACTAACCCCAGGAACGGACTATACTGTAGATGTAACGGGTATATCAGTTAAAATTACACGTAGTGTGTATTCAACTTATGCAGGACAACAATTGACTATAAGTTTAACAAGCTCACAAACTTATAGCTATGATTCTTCATCTTCTACAATTACACTTGCCGCATCTGCAATTTCGTCAACTACTAACACAATTGATCGAACTGCTATCTCTCTTGATAATACCAGTGTGAAACTAGATAATATATCTGTTGGAGTTGGTACTGTGATAGAAGTGATAGCAAACTATGTACATGATATTTTAGATATACAGCGTACTACAGTTTCGTATTCTTCTTCGTACTCATTAACGCCAGGAACTAGCTTATTCTATACCTATACTAATATTTTAGGCGGGTATATTACACTTGATAGATCTGTACTTGATCCAAGTTATGTATGGGTAATTAAAAATAGTAACCTAATGACACCAAGCATTGATTATAAGTTGAATGATGATTTGCAAAGTATACAGATACAAAAACCCCTTGCAAAAACAGATAAAATTGAGATAATCACATTCCCAAGTGCAATTTTGCCACAGCAGAAACTTTCATATATGCAGTTTAAAGATATGTTGAATAGAGTAACATATATTCGATTGAACGCAAATAAAGTTACAACGTTGGCAAAAGATCTATACTGGAACGACTTAACCATTGTAGTGGATGATGCAAGTAATTTTGATGTGCCAAACCCAGCAGGAAATAAACCAGGTGTTATTGAAATTCGCGGCGAGCGTATAGAATACTTCACCAAGAGCGGAAATGTACTGGGGCAATTACGTAGAGGTACTCTAGGAACAGGTATTACAAATATAAATCCAAAAGGCGAAACCGTACAATTTATTGGCGCCAGCGAAGTTATTCCGTATAAAGATACGCTGACAACTGCAACTGTAACATCTACAGGTTCTACAACACTATCATTACCATTTGTTCCAAAACTTACAACTACAAGTACTTTAGCAACACAACATAATTACGATACTATTGAAGTGTTTGTAGGCGGCTGGAATATACAAATGTGGGAGACTAACACACCATATGCAGTTGGAGATATAGTACAAGTAGGATCTTATACCTATAATTGTACAACATCACATACAAGTTCTGCAGATTTTGCAACGGACTTAGGTAACTGGGAGTTTTTTGTAGCTAATACACGTTTAAGAAAAAATTCTTACAATGTGTTTAACGTTAATAATGCTCCTTATAGCCCAGCCGGAGATGTTACATTCCCAGCAGATTTTTCAGTAACTGGCACAACAGCCGCTATTACATTTGCTACTGCACCCGCATTTGGTACACAGGTTAATGTTGTTCAACGTAATGGTATTGACTGGGACGGAAAACAAACTAGTAGTTTAATACTTGACACCGGAGCAGTGGCCAGCTTTGTAAAAGCAGTACCTGGAGTATGGTATACTGGCTATAAACAAATAAGTAATATATCAAACCCAACGTTTGACACCTCAAATGCAACAGTTGATGCAGGTAATATAACGTTTGACCAAGGAAATTAACATGACGCAACAGATTATTAACACGGGAACAACAGCCAATTCAGGAACAGGGGATACATTACGTACCGCCGGTACAAAAATTAATGCAAACTTTACTGAATTGTATACAACCCAGTACCAGTTGCCAAATCAAAATAATAATGCAGGTAAAGCACTTATAACAAACGGTGCGGTAGCTACATGGCAACCTATAACAGTAACTAATGGCGTATTAACAACTGGTAGTTATAGTGATCCTAGCTGGATTACAAGCCTTAGTTATAGCAAAATTTCAGGAGCACCAGGCGCCTATACATTGCCAATAGCAAGCACTAGTACATTAGGCGGTGTTAAAGTTGACGGAACCACAGTTGTAGTTAATGGAACAAATGGTGTAATTAGTAGTGTAGTCCCAACTGCTACTACATCTACTATTGGTGGCGTTAAAATTGACGGAACAAGTATTACAATTAATAACGGAGTTATATCGGCATCTTCTTATAATCTACCAACAGCAAGTACAAGTGTATTGGGCGGTGTTAAAGTTGATGGTACAAGTATTACAATTAGTAATACTGGAGTTGTTACTGCAACTCCATATTCTTTGCCGCTTGCTACAAGTTCAACACCAGGCGGCGTCATTGTAGATGTAAGTACAATCAGTATTAACAATGGTGTTATTACTGCTGTTCCAGCTAACATTCGTAGTATTGCCGCCGCAATGCTAACAGGCGGCTCACAAACTGGAATAAGTTTTAGCTATAATTCAACAACCGGATTAATGACAACTGCGGTAACAGGCGGCGCAGGCGGCTCTGGCATATCGGGAGTAACAGTTCAACAAGCTGGTAGCACACAAGGCGGAGCAAATGCAATTACTACACTTAATTTCACCGGTGCTGGAGTTACTGCAACTGCTTCGGGTAGTGTAGCTACTTTAAATATTCCTAGTACATCTTACACATTGCCTACTGCTACTGTTGGAACTAGCGTATCGGGTACACTAGGTGGTGTTAAAGTTGATGGTAGTACAATTACTGTTACCTCGGGTGTAATTAGTAGTGTTATTCCTATAGCTAGCACTAGTACACTAGGTGGTGTTAAAGTTGATGGTAGTACAATTACTATTAGTAACGGTATAATTAGTTCTGCACCATACACACTTCCTACAGCTAGTACTAGTACACTAGGTGGTGTTAAAGTTGATGGAACTACGGTTGTTATCAATTCAGGAACAGGCATTATTAGTAGCGTTGTCCCAGTAGCTACAACTTCTACAATTGGTGGGGTCAAAGTTGACGGATCTAGTATTACAATCAACAACGGAGTAATTAGTGCTCCTACTGGATATGTATTGCCTACATCTAGTCCAACAGTATTGGGCGGTGTAAAAGTTGATAACTCAACAATAACTATTAATGGATTTGGAGTTATAAGTGCCGCTCAGTATACATTACCTATGGCTACTGATACAACACTTGGCGGTGTAACAATACCCGCGGTACAAACATCTGGTATAGTAGAAAATTCTGGAGCAATCAGTATAGCAACAGCCAGTGCAACACAACTTGGTGGCGTAAGAATTCCAGCAGTTGGCACTAGCGGTATCACTAATGCTAGCGGATCACTTGGCCTTGCTACTGCAAGTACAACACAGCTTGGCGGTGTTAAAGTTGACGGTACTAGTATTACAATTAGCAATGGAGTTATTAGTGCGCCAACAGGTTACGTGTTACCAACAGCAAGTACAAGTGTATTAGGTGGTGTTAAAGTTGACGGTACAAGTGTAACAATAACTAATGGTGTAATTACTTCTAATATTACATATAGTCTTCCAACAGCCAGTGTTACCACATTAGGGGGTGTTTACATTCCCGCAGTTGCAACAAGCGGTATTAATAACTCAACAGGTACAATTACACTAGCAACTGCAAGTACAACACAAATTGGCGGCGTTAAAGTTGACGGTACCACAATTAATATTTCTAGCGGTGTTATCAGTGTGCCAACTGCTGGCACAACTACTCTTGGAGTAGTAAAAGTTGATGGTACTAGTATTACAATTAATCCTGTCACCGGAGTTATTAGCGGTGCTAGCACATATACATTGCCAACAGCAAGTACAAGTGTATTGGGCGGTGTTAAAGTTGATGGTAGTACAATTACTATTAGTAACGGTGTAATAAGCTCGTCTGGGGGCGGTGGTGGAGGCACACTAAGTAGTAGGACAACTGTTCAAACTACTACTACAAGTTTAGCAGTTGGAGCCAGCGTAACGGCAACTGTGACAGCGGCTAAAGGATATGCACTATATAATATATCTTGCACATCTGGCGCCTGGGTAACAGTTTATACAAGTAGCACAGCACAGTCTAATGATAGTAGTAGAAGTATTACAACTGATCCAGCACCAGGCAGTGGTATAGTTGCAGAATCAATAACAACTGGTAATACTGCCACGTCAACAGATTTTACTCCGGCCGTTATGGGATTCAACAACGATGGTACTCCAAGTACAAATATGTATTTGAAGATTTATAATAATGGTGGAGTAACTGGTACTATCACAGTTACAATTACATATCTTAAACTAGAAGCATAATATGACTACAAGTACTCCAAAAAATCTTGATGATATTATATTGATTAGTGTCTATCTCAAAAGAGATTTGCATGAGAACGGCATGACTTTGCAAGAGTATGCTGATGGAGTAATAGCTGGTACACATGCAGTATTGGATCATGACGAATACATTTATCAATTTGGTTCTACCGAAGATGCAACTATAGAAGTGAATGATTTTTTCTATCATAATAACTTTACTATCGTAGAAGCTAGTCGTGGTAAGGGTGTGGTACAGATTACAGGTACTATAGAAAATTTTAATAAAACATTTGGAATAACATTGTTAGATGTTACTGATGACACTGGTCGAACTTACATGATGTACGAAGGTACTATAACAATTCCAAATGAAATTGATAGCCTGGTTGAATCTATTCAAGGTTTTGATCAAAGTTTTTTAGCAGTAAAAAATGCAGTTATATGCGATGCTGATACTGTTGATCCGTTAGTATCAGTTACTCCTGTACAAATGGCAACTGCATATGGTATGCCGCCTGGAAATGGATATGGCGGGTGTATTGGAATTTTTGAATTAACTTATAGCGGATATGTTACCGGTTATAATCAAACGGATGTTACAAATAGTTTTTCTCGTATTGGACTTACTGCTCCTACAATAGTTAATATAAATGTAGATGGGGCTACAGTTAGTTCAACTAGTGATGCCGAAAGTATGTTGGACATTTATTGTGCCGGCGCAATATCTCCAAGATCTCGAATAGCATACTATACTGCTCCTAATACCGGAACTCAAAGTATTAATGATAATATTCTTGCCGCCGCAAATGATACAACAAATAACCCATCAGTACTTGATATTAGTTGGGGGATAGGTGACGGTACTCAGTATGACACTGCACTACAATCTTGTGTTGTAAAAGGTATAACAGTATTTGTCAGCTCAGGAGATAGCGGTGCAGTTAATTTAAGTATGGCCGCAACCTGTTGTAGTCAATACATTGTTTCAGCAGGTGGCACCAGTGTGTATCTTAACGGCAGTAATCAAATTACTAGCGAAGTAGCTTGGAGCGGCAGCGGCGGCGGAATCAGTGCGTATGTGTCATTGCCTAGTTGGCAAACTGGACTAACCACGACAACTAAAACAGCAAGTTCAACAGGCACACCGACTGTATTACCAAGACGTGGAGTTCCAGACATAAGTGCTCCTGCCGATCCTAATACAGGGTTTGCATATTTTATTAACGGTGTTCTTAATCAAGTTGGCGGAACAAGTGCTTCTGCACCATTGTTAGCAGGTATGTGGGCTCGATTCAACGCTCAGTTAGGATTTAGAATACCGTTTAATATGACTACTTGGTACTCAAACAGAGCATTGTTGTTTAACGATATCACTAGCGGCGACAACAGAGACGGGTATACTACAGGTTATACTACAACTACAGGTTGGGATGCTGTTACAGGATTAGGTACTCCAAAAGCTGATCAGATATACAAATATTTCCATACAGGAAGTACTTTTCCAAAACAAAATTACGGGTTTAGGCCAGCTTCAGGGCATGCTTATCCACGAAAAACAACAGGTGTTAGATAATAAAACTAGCACATAATAAACACAGATAAATAATAGATAAAGAGAGACCAGTATGCAGAGCAAAGATCAAACAGGAATTCACGTAGAAGGGCATATCAAAATTTTTGATCCCGTTTCTAAGGAAGTTTATATCGATAAACGCAATGCCATTCATTATGAAAATATGAGTTATGCTCTAGCACAAAGTTTAGCTAATAGTGTAAACGGTGGATTCATTTATCAAATGTCGTTTGGCAATGGCGGAACAAGTGTTGATCCTACTGGAATTATTACATATCTTACACCCAACACTAGCGGTACTAATGCAAGTTTATACAATCCTACATATAGTAAAGTTATAGATCCTAATGCCGCAACTAATACTGATCCTACACGAAATTTTACAGAAGTAAGACATACAACTGGCTATAATTATAGCGATATTTTCTGTACTTGTTTGTTAGATTACGGCGAGCCTAGCGGTCAGGCCGCTTACGATACCACTAATACTGGCGAACAAACTTTTATCTTTGATGAACTTGGTCTTGTAAACTATAGTGCATCTGGTACAAATTTATTGTTAACCCATGTAATATTTCACCCTGTACAAAAAAGTCTTAATAGACTTATACAGATAGATTATACTGTACGTATCCAAAGCCTAACAGGCTTGGTAAGTGTATAAGGAGAATTAGATGCCATATACCGTTCCGTATACAGACTCAACTAACCCTGCTAAACCAGCTATAACAGTAGCCGATGGTGCGTTAAACAACCAAACTAGTTTAACTTTTGTTGGTAAAAATTATGCAGGCTATGCTCCAATACATGCCGCCGACTTTTTACACTTATTAGAAAATTTTGCGGCTCCGGTCGCACCTACTAATCCAGTTCAAGGCCAATTATGGTATGATACAGCACTAGGCAATAATATTCTTCGTGTCTATGACGGCGCTGGCACATGGAATGAGGCAGGATCTATCAAGAGAGCTGGTGTTGCTACATTAGGAGCTACTGGTGGTGTACCCGATGTTACTAATGCTACAACAGGCGACTTGTGGGTAGACACTGATAACAGCCAGTTGTATTTGTTTTCAGGAAGCAGTTGGTTATTAATTGGACCACAATTTAGTGCAGGTAAAGCAACGGGCCCGTTGGTCGAATCGATAGTTGATACTGGTAATGTAACACACAGCGTTGTTAGTCTATATGCCGCCAGAACTTCGGACACTTCGGCGTATCGTATTGCAATTATTAGTGCAGATTCATTTACTCCTAAAACTACCCTAACAGGTTTTGGTATAATTAATGCAGGATTAAATTTATCTTCAACAATTTCTACAGATTCATCTCAGACTCCTACAAATATTTGGGGAAATGCTCAAGCCGCCAATGCTCTTAATGTAAATGGTGTTGCAGTTTCAGCCGCTAATTTTTTAAGAGGCGATGCCAGTGCAGGTAATAGTCAAACGACCTCTAATGTTCCTATTAATATTAGAAACACCGGCGGACTTGGTATTGGCGGAGATTTAAGTTTCAATATTAGTCAATCTACATCAGGGTTTGTTTTTAATAGTACTAGTAGCACTAATAGTGTAGATTTTATTTTAAGTGGTACTAATCTAATCCACCTTTCTCCATCAGGAACTGTTGGTATTGGTAATGGAAATACATCACCGTCTTCTACACTTAGTGTGGCAGGTGTAATTACATCAGGTGCCGTTAATACTTCTGGAGGAATTATTGTAAAATCTTCTTCAGGCGGAATATTAACAACTGTTTTCAATCTAGATACTTCAGCAGGAATTACAACTAGTTTAGCAACTACTATTACAAATACAATTACTGCAAACGGAATTGTAATTAGTTCTGCGGCACCATCGGGAACTGTAATTAGTCCACCGCCATTGGCTAACAATGCTACAAGTAATTACGATATTGGTAGTCAAACAAACCCGTTTAGAAATGTTTATGCTCAATCATTTGTCGGCAGCTTCAACGGTAACTTTACAGGAAGTGTTACGGGAAGTGTAAGCGGTACCGCAGACAGTTTAAAAACACCAATTGTATTTAAAGTAGCTGGTGATCTTATTACTAGTGATACTGGTACAGTGTTTACAGGACAAAGTCCTACCGGTGTTGCAACATTAAATGTGACAGCTAGTACTTCTCTTATTATTGGAACAATTGACGCTCCAAGAGCATCTGCTACTTCTACATCGTCCGGAGATAAATTCCTAGCTTACCAAACAACCGGCGGCGGCAAGTTGGTATCTATGGACAAGGCTACATATTTAAAACTGGATCCAACATTATTGCATAGCGGTTACGGAGTTCCGGTAGGAACAATCGTAGCTTGGGGCGGATCATCAATTAGTTTAAATGGAGTTCCTCCAGGTTGGTTATTATGCGATGGCGCCGAAGTAAAACAAACAGATTATCCTTCACTGTATAAGGTAATTGCACTCAATTTTACTCCGCCAGGTGGCCTGCAAGGAAAAAATACATTTGCGTTACCAGATTTGCGTGGAAGATTCCCACTAGGTAGAGATAATATGAATAATCTTACCGATGTAAATAATTTTGCCCAAGTTTTAAATGATGCGGGTAGTAAAATATTAACAGGCGGCCAGAAAGGCCCAGCCAATAGAGTTCAAGATTCTAGTTCAATTGTTGTAGGCGGCTACGGAGGCGGCCAGTATGTTACACTGACAACGGCTAATTTACCAGCTCATAGTCATACATTGACTAGTAGTACTGGTAATCAGTACTATGCTGTAAGTAGTATTACATCGGATGGCGATGCAAATACTGTAGCAGGCTACGGTATATCAGGTTTACCATCAGGAACTGCTAAAGGACTTAAGAGTAGCGGCAATGTTAATTATACTGGTTCAGGTACTACAACAGGTTCAGCAGGTGTTAACATTATGAATCATTACCAAACAGTAAACTATATCATCTTTTCTGGATCTAATCTATAATGACATACGCTATTACTTTAACTAACGGATCTACTTTAATACCAGGCGGACTAACTGACGGTACTATTGATCAAACTTATACAGATTTAACATTAGTTGGAAAAAATTCTACCAATTATGGTTTGTATTTTAACGATAACTTTGTTCACTTACTAGAAAATTTTGCCAACACTAGTCAACCTAACCATCCATTAGCGGGTCAGTTATGGTTTGATACTAATTCAAATAGACTAATGGTATATGACGGAACAGCATTTAAGGTCAGCGGAGGTACACTAGTCTCTGAAACTGCGCCTAGTAGTTTAACTACAGGCGATATATGGATTAATAGCACAACGGGACAACTATATTTTAACGACGGAACAGCAAATATTCTAGCAGGCCCGCTTTATAGTAAAGTAGATGGGCCATCAGGATTTGTTGTAGAAAATATTCTAGATGTCACTGGACAAAGTCATACTATAGTAAAATTTCTTATTGCTAATAATCTAATAGGAATTTTTGCCAAAGAAAGTTTTGTACCTGAGACAAGTATTAGCGGTTATACTAGTACATGTGTATTTACTGCTAACCAAATTGGTACTAGCTTGGTTGTTACAAACATCACTTCGGGTACTATAGGGATTGGACAAAGTATTGTTGGAACAGGAATACCTCTCAATACAGTTATAACTGCGTTTGTTCTAGGGTCAGGAACTAATGGCGGAGTTGGAACTTATACAGTTAGTACATCTGCAACAGTAGCTACAAGTACAATGAGTGCTATTTCAGGTACTATAAATGTAGGATTCAATGTAAGTACATACCCTAATGTAAAATTTAATGTACCAGTAACCCAATCGACTAATTTATTAGCCGCTGACGGATCTTTAAAGAGCGCAGAACAGTTTTTATCAACGGATAGCTATCAAAATACTACAAGCGGATCATTACAAATTACAAACGCCACACCTTTAACATTAGGTACAGGCGGTTATTCAGCTGTGAATGTATCAGTTGGTACTTTTGAATTGACTAGTAAAGTTCCTAATCAGAACTTTCAAATATCTGTGAACAATGGATCTGGATATAATCAAGCATTGTTTATAAACGCCGCTACAAGCAAAGTGGGTATATTCCAAAGTACACCAACGACTACGTTAGATGTCAACGGAACGTTTAGGGTTAATACACTTACTCCTGCTACATCATCAAGTGCGGGTGTTGCAGGACAAATTGCGTGGGATTCTAGCTATGTTTACGTATGTACAGCTACAAATACGTGGAAAAGAGCCGCTATAAGTAGCTGGTAACATGATAAATACACTGAAATAAGGAAAGAGCGACACCATGTCATATACAATTAATCATTATAATGGAACGTTATTAGCTACAGTTGCAGATGGCACGGTAGATACCTCTACTGATCTTACACTAGTTGGTAAGAATTATGCTGGATACGGCCAAGCACAGAATGACAACTTCATTTGGTTATTAGAAAACTTTGCTAACACAACTCAACCCCCAAATCCATTATCTGGACAAATTTGGTATGACAGTGCTAATAAAAAGATTAAGTTCTGGGACGGTAATTACTGGAGAACTGGTAACGGATCTGAAACAGCAACAGTTGCACCAGCAGGTTTAACAGCCGGCGATTTCTGGTTTAACACATCAAGTAATCAACTTTATGTTTATAACGGTAGTAGTTCTATCCTTATTGGGCCACAGGAAGTAACTAATTTCGGAACTACGCAGATGTTATCTACATCTTTGTTAGATTCTAGCAATAATCCTCATGCAGTAATTCAAGGTATTGCGGCAGGTAATGTAATTTTTATTATTAGCAGTGACTCATTCACACTAAGCGGTACTAATGCTATTAATGGTTTTGATAATATTGTACAAGGTTTAACTCTAGTTAATACTGTAGCAGCCAATAACGGTGTTACTAGTAACGGTTATAAGTTCCAAGGAACTGCAAGTAACGCTGATAAATTAGGCGGACTATCGGCTAGTTCTTATGTAACAGCAGGTACAGCATCATTTAGTAGCGTAGTAAACTTCAGTGACGGTGGTTATACTGTTGGAAGCCCTAACGTTAAACTAACAGTATCTAATGTAGCTGGAGTTCCAACACTTTCTAGTGCTGGAAATATTGTATTCAATACAACTACAGCACTTGGTTCTGTAAAAAACCCAATGGTATTAAATGGATTAGATGTATTACCAGGCGCAAGTGGTGTAAGTAATCTAGGAAGTAGCGGATATCAATGGCAAAACATCTATGCAAGTTATGTATGGGCAACTGCAAATAAAGCAGATCAGCTTAATGTAGGAGGTAGTTATGTACAAGCTAGTGTTGCTAGTAATCCTACAACAGTAGTAGCAAGAGATAGTAACTCAAATATTAATGCAAACTTATTTAATGGTACTGCTACTGCGGCACAATATGCTGACCTAGCAGAAAAATATCTTCCAGATGCTGAATATAGTGTTGGAACAGTTATGTCTGTTGGCGGAACCGCAGAAGTTAGAGAGTGTGGTGCTAATGATATGCCAATAGGTGTTATTAGTGCTAATCCAGCATTTATGATGAATAAAGATCTAGCTGGAGGTGTGTACGTAGCATTAAAAGGTCGTGTTCCAGTTAAGATTATTGGCGGATGTAGCAAAGGTGATCGTATTGTACCACACGGTGCAGGCTGGGGACAGACAGACACAGGCGATGGTTTCCCTGTTTTTGCAGTAGCATTAGAAGATTGTGCTGATACTGATGTCACCCTTGTAGAATGTGTAATTCTTTAAAAATAAATATCTCGCAAACAAAGGAAATTAAATGGCTAGTGTAGGATCAAACATAACTGCGGCAGACTATAATGCGGTTCAAAATATTATTGCCCCATTATTAGGAACTGCATCAACCGGCTACGGGCAAATTTTAACAAGCGGCCAAGTAACTATTGGAAATAAAGTTACACAAGGTGATTGGAATGCTTTACAAGCAGATATTACTAAAACATTTTATCACCAACTTGGAACTGCACCAAGTCCTGCTCTTACAACAGCAACAACACTTATAAAAATTCAGTATGCAGATTTAAATGCCTACTCAACTATGTCCTCGGCATTGGCTAATACTAGTTCTAATACAACAAATGGCGTCACATACCCAGGTGCTTATAATCAAATTGCTAGCAATCAATATATTACACCAACATCTGGCGCTTCAATTCAAGGGTTTCCACATCAGACTATAAGAGACGGTAGTGCTAGACCTTGGGGCGGCACAACAACGCCTAACTCGGGACCTGGATATAATTTTGGTGTAACTGAAAGTGGTATTCCTATCGTTAGCGAATCAATGAGTGTTATTTGGAATGCAGGTACAGGATATACTGGCGCCCAAGCCGCGCAATACTTTTTTAATTCTGGCGGACAATTACAGTTTACTGCTAGTCTTGGAGCCGCTGGAAGCACTACTTACTCTACTATTGTGCCGCTCGCCGGTACAAAAAATAATTCTTGGTACCAGCTATTAAATAATATGGGTACTATAACATTTGATTATAACGGTGTACGTTATAGCGGATCAGGCGGTACAACAACTTCTATCGGATGGAATTATCTACAAGGAATTAAAGGACAACCATTAGTTCCTATCTTCACTGCTAGTGTTGGCGCCGCAGGTAGTACATTGTATGCACCTAATCAATATACAATTTGGGCAGGATTAAACACACAAGGCAACGCACTTACATTCCAAGTTATGTTTGAGGATTTATCTACAGGATTCCCAGTCGTAACAGGTAACGTATTGAGCGTATCCGGAACTAGTATAGTTAACTTGCAATCAGTAGCAAACATTGCCCAAGGTACTGTCATTGTATTCAAAGGTACTGGTAACAATGGTATAAGTGCAGGCAGTCCAGGAACAGCATATTATGTTGCCAGTGTTAACGTACCAGCTAATGCTATAACTTTAGCTACTAGTTATAATAATGCAACTGCAACAGTTCCTACTATAATTAATACACTAACTGCGGGAGCAATTAGCGGTATGACTTATCAAGCCGCTGGAACTGAAGACTTCTTCCGTATCAATACAAATCCTTACGATATTGACGAGGACGTAACAGGCTACCTAGTTAGCAATGTTAATATGAACTATTCAGGCGGCTCAAACGGTGTTCAAATGTCGTTTACCAATGGTGGAAATACTTATAACTATTTGCCAACCATTTCAAGTTTAACCACACTTTAATTTTACCTAAAGCATTGACAAGATAACTACTGTAGTGTTAGTATATACTACAGGAGTTTTCTATGGATGAAAAGATTGAAAAAGCATTTGCTGTGGCAAATTTTACAGCTACATTATCGAATCAAAGACGCATAATTTTAGAAGAATTTAACCAAAAATTATCCTACTATATCAACGGCGCAACATTTAAAATTACTCCAGAATTAATTAACTTTACTAAGACTGTAGTAGATCTTGGCTATACGGAAGATATAGCATTTATAGATAGTAATAACTATCCGGTTGTCATTAATAATGTTAACGAATTTTTAGATAATATTGTTTCTATCTATTTTGAATCATTAAACGAATATACTGTTAGATATGCTGAAATAAAAAATAAAAGAAAGATAGCAGATATCGTTGAGCTATGACCACTGGTGCAATTTTATTCGCGCAAAATAATCAGTCTATTGATTATACTAGGATGGCAATCTTTGCCGCTGATAGGATACAAGAATATTTAGAAATTCCTGTGTCATTAATTACTGACGACAGAACTTACTTACTAGAAAAATTTCCTAATCATAAATTTGATAATATTATCGATATCCCGTTAACAGGTATAGCACAACATAGGAAGTTTTTTGACGGTAGCCTGACATCTAAAACAGCTACATGGAAAAATCTTTCAAGAAGTTCTGTATACGATCTAACCCCGTACGATACAACTATAGTCCTAGATAGCGATTATATTATAAATTCTAAAGTACTAAAACCAGCTCTTGAACTCGAGCATGATTTTCAAATATACAAACACTCATTCGATCTTGCTGGATATAGATCCTCGTCAGCATTTGTTAGAATTAATGACTATTCAATTCCATTCTACTGGGCAACAGTTTTTATCTTTAAAAAGAATGTTACAATGGAGTCCTTTTTTATTTTATTGGATCATATAAAAGAAAATTGGATATATTTTAGAACTTTATATACAGTAGACAGTCCTACATTTAGAAATGATATTGCTTTTAGTATTGCTATACATATTATGAATGGTAAAAGCAATGGAGAATTTGCGATTGAGCTTCCAGGAAAAATGACGTTTATTTCTGATAAAGACTATCTAATTACTACAGACGGTAGTACTATGAAGTTTTTAATTGAAAAAGAAAACTATTTTGGCGAATATACAGCAGTGAATACTAAAGGGATTGATGTGCATGTTATGAACAAGTATAGCCTAAGTCGGTATATTGACGGAGGTATGGGTGTCTAAAGGATTTTTATTATTTGCACAAAATACTGATGCTGTTAATTATGTAGAGCAAGCGTATGCACTTGCTTTAAGTATCAAATATAGTCAGTCCGAAATTAAAAATGTTTCTTTAGTAACTAGTTCAAAGGTTCCTAAGAAATATCGCTCAGTATTTGATCAGATTATTCCCGTTCCGTGGTTTGACGAAAATAAGAACAGTGTGTTGAAAGGCGAGCATCGTTGGAAAATGTATGAAGCTACCCCATATGAAGAAACAATAGTTTTAGATGCAGATATGTTGTTACTAGAAGATATCTCAATTTGGTGGAAGTATTGTAGTAGTTATGATATTAAATTTTGTTCAAAGATTTACAACTACAAGTTGGATTACATACACTATGATAAATTCCATAGACGAACTTTTATAGAAAACCAATTACCTAATCCGTACTTTGCTTTACACTATTTTAAGAAGAATCGACCAGCATACGAATTTTATAAAGTGCTAGAATTTGTTTGTAATAACTGGGAAGCCTGTTATGATATATACGCACCTTCTTATTATCAAAAATGGTTAAGTATGGATCTAGCTTCAGCTATTGCTTTAGAAATTACAGGTATGCATGACCAAGCTATTGATAAATGCGATCCTTTAAATTTTATACATATGAAGACACCACTTCAAGGTTGGCCAACCGGTGTTGATAGCTGGCAAGATATGGTTCCTTACATACTTAATAGTCGAGGCGATTTGATAGTAGGAAACATAAAACAAACAAAATTATTTCATTACGTAGAGAAAAATTTTGTTTCTAAATCACTAATAGCACGTTTAGAGGAGCTGGCCAATGCCGCGCAAGCCTAAATTTGTTATAGAGCCTCCAAAGTATTATCTTCACTACGATAAGAAAACTGGAGTCATTGTTAGCATTAGTAATCAGCTTTGGATACTTGGTAATCCGCCTGCATTTGAAATTACAGAAGAAGACCACAGACAATTTAGAGCAGGTGAAAAGAAAGCACACGAGTATATTATTGGCTATGCTAAAGGAATTAGCGGTAAAACAGAATTAAGTTTAATACCTGTGACTACACAGTTATACGGTTTTAGACATAACATATTTGAATGGATTAAAACTCCTCCTGATGAAAATACAGAATGTATTGTAACTTGGGATGCCACTCGACAATCTTGGATTTTTTCGTTATCAAAAAAAGCTAAAGAGCGACTAGCTGAGGGTATTACCCAAAGTACTATATTTTTTGTTATGCTTCAAGATGATTTTGATTTCTTAATTAGAAGCATAATTATTGATATAAAAGAACTAGTTAAAGAAGATGAAATACAAATACCGTTTGCTAGTAACATAGAATCAAAAATAGATAAAATTTCAATATCAAGTAAGATATATTTTCAAAGTTATGGACTAATTATAAATGATTAAAATTATAGAACAAGACATTATTTTCCTCAGCTACGACGAACCAAATGCTGAAAAGAACTATGCAGATTTGCTAACTAAAGCACCATGGGCTAAACGTGTACACGGAGTTAAAGGTAGTGATGCCGCACACAAGTCCTGTGCCAAGTTAAGCGAAACAGAGTACTTTGTTACTGTAGATGCAGATAACATAGTAGATCCTAAATTTTTAGAAGTTGAAATAGATTTAAATGCATTAGGCTTATCAGATAGCAATGTGTTTTCGTGGTGTGGTAAAGTTCATGTTAACGGACTTATGTACGGTAACGGCGGACTTAAACTATGGACACGTAAGTTTGTTAATGAAATGCGTACACATGAAAATTCAGACCCAAATGATATCAAAGGAAAAGTTGAGTTTTGCTTTGACGATAGATACTATCAATTTAATGAAAACTACTCAGAAAGTTTTACCAATGCTACACCGTTCCAAGCATGGAGAGCAGGGTATCGTGAAGGTGTAAAAATGGCATTAGATCAAGGTGCAAAAACAAATGACCTTAAAAAATTGTGGTGGCAAAACTATCATAGATTATTAATTTGGTGTAGTGTTGGTGCCGATGTGGAAAACGGTATTTGGAGTGTGTTAGGTGCAAGAGAAGGTTGTTATAATACTATGTGTACAGAATGGGACTACAGCCAAGTTAGAGATTTTGAGTACCTTACAACCTACTGGAATGAAAAACATGAAAATGCAGATTCAGAAACTACTACTGCTTATATAAATTTTTTAGCAAAAGAATTAAAAGATAAGTGTGGATTGGATATTGCTAATTTAGATCCAGCAGGTAGTAAGTTTTTTAAAACTGTATATCAAAATACGCCTCGAATTATTAGAAGAAGATAATGTACGATATAGTTTTTATCAGCTATAATGAACCAGACGCAGATGATAATTTTGCTAGTTTAAAAGAACGCTTTCCTCTAGTAAAACGTATTAATGGTGTCAAAGGAATACATCAAGCACATATTGCCGCCGCAAAAAAAGCAATGACTAAGATGTTTTGGGTAGTAGATGCAGATGCCGTTATACTAAATGATTTTAATTTTGACTACGAAGTTAGCGAGTGGGATTTAGACGTAGTTCACGTGTGGCGTAGTTTAAATCCAGTTGTTAATTTAAGTTACGGATATGGCGGAGTTAAATTACTACCAAAGCAATTAACCATAAAGATGAACACCAATACTACGGATATGACAATGAACATTAGCAGTAAATTTAAAGCTATGGATGCAGTTAGTAACATCACAGCATTTAATACAGATCCTTTTAGCACCTGGCGTAGTGCATTTAGAGAATGCTGTAAATTGACTGTTATTAATAATGAAGAGTCTTTAGCTAGATTATACTTATGGTGCCAATTAAACGAGCATGTTCCATACGGTGCCCACGCATACATGGGCGCACTTGCAGGCAAATCTTACGGAGAAAAAAATGCCTCCAACACGGAGGCACTTAATAAAATTAATGATTTTATTTGGCTAGAAGATCTGTGGCTAGCGGAAAAATCTCAGCTATCACTTTAGCACAAGCAATGGCAACTTCTTGGTGCTCTTTCTGTGTACCATTAGCACTACGTAATTCAATAAAGTGAATCCAACTACGTAGTGTACCATTCATATATAATCGACTTTCAATAAGTCCTTCTGGTAATACTGCACGGGCTTGTTCCTTTGCTATGCCATTAGCGATAGCCCACTCGTACTCTCTTTGTGCGGCGTATATAACTCTTTTTTGAGCACGTTCCCATTCGTTTTGTAGCAGTTGATCATCGACTGGGATGCTGTTCTGTCTATTTGTTGTGTCCTGGAGTCGTGCTTCTCGCAATACAAACGACAGGTCTTTAGTAGGGTCAGCATATCGCTGACTGAATTCTTGAAAGCTGAAGCTACGATGTCTGAGGATCTGTCGTGCAATATCTCTTGTTGTAGTAATTTCAATACAGGCGGAGACCATTTCAAGTGGACTCCAGTGTTGGTGTTTGATAAGGTATCGGATGAGTTTTTCTGATGTGTCTGTGTTGAGTTGATTGCTTGGGTTGGACACACGGGCGCAATACGCAATGAGTTCCTGTGCATCTTCGATGCCAAGATCTGCAAATTCCGGTGTGGGTTGGGAGTAACTGAGTAGTCGAACATTCATTTATAACTTCTTTTTCTTTAAGAATTTTTGAGTTGATTTTTCAATATCTTTTTTAACACGTTCTGTGTCTAATTTAAAATCGACGTTATCCACAGAATCGTCGTATTGATTCACTAACTCAGACAAGTTCTTTTCAAAAGATTCCCATCCTTCTTTTCTTGTCTGAGCTGTAATTTTTATTTCCCAGGTTTTACCGTCCTTGAAATTGACCAATACAGAGCTTAGATACCCTAAGGGTAACACATTTAAATGTACGTCTCCGAATACTTCTGGCCAATGCTGAACTACGTCCTTGGGAAGATTTCTTCCCGATTTCGTCACTTGGCTTTTTTGGTCGGAACCAACTCCTCGGC